GTAGATGATATGTGTCCTGCTAGACATTTACCAGTAGCATTAGAAGTAGCAGCAATGTTATTAGATTTGTACATGCTGAAACCTCTTAGTTTTCCACTTGATACTAGACCGTTTCTAATTGAGCCTTGACCAGCGTTGTAGTCTACAGACAATAGCTTTGAGCCAGACTGTGAAAGTTGCTCATAGAAGTCAGGACCAGCAACGAACCATCTTCCTTCTTCAGGAACATTTTGCTCGTCAAGTAGTCTTGCCATTCTAGCCATAAGGTCTAGTGGGTCAGTTTCACCAGATGTGCCTAAATCAACAGAACCAGCTCCATCGTATACACCAGCACCTAAAGCAGTTGCACTATCAGCACCTAATGTATGGTCAGGTGAAGATGTTGACAAACCACTAAACATGTTAGCGATAACAGCAGCATCAAAAGAATCTTTTAATGCATAAGCAGCAGATGAAGAAGCTACTTCTTTGAAGTTCACATGTGACATTTTAGTTTCAATATCATCAACGATGAATTTGAAAGCTTTTGCACTGTCAACAACCAAAGTAAGTTCTTGGTCTGTTAGTTTAGTTTGAGTTGTATCGCTACCTCTTGTGTAGTCATACACAGAAATAACGGGTTCTTTAATGATTTTAACTGAGTCTCCGTAAGCTGAGATTTCACCGGCATAGTCGGTGTTAGTAATAGCTTCTACAACCGAAGACTTTCTAAAGAAGTTTAAAACCTTTTTAGAATAAATCGAAGGTAGGAAGAAACTATTAGCTTGTCCACTTACAGAGTTTGCAAAGTTAGCATCAGTATCAGTACTCGGTTCAAAATATTGAGCCATGATATTACTCCTTTATAGTAGTTATAGTTATAGTTATGATTTGCTAATTCTGCCTTCTACCATAGCTTGACTTATCTCAGCTTCATACTGATCAAATTCAGCCATTGACATATTAGCAATCTCCTTTTCAGTCCAAACTTTCGTTTGCTTTGGTTCTACTGTTGTTGTTTTAGTAGAAACCATATCAGCAGCCGATTGTTTAGGCTGTTGTGAATTTGACTTCTGTGTTTCAACAACAATGCCAGAATCTCTTTTAAATAAATCTAAAGCTCTGCTTGCAAGATCAGCATCTTCAGCATTTGAATAAATCCATTGTTGAATTGATTCAGGTTGCTCTTTTGCCCATCCATGAAAGTCATCACTATTTCTGATATCATCAAAATCAGGATGTCTTTCTCGCAGTCTTTTTTCTGCTTCTTTTTGCAGAATTTGTTGTTCACGTTCCTGTAAAGCTTGTAATCTGTCTTCTAAAACTTTTGATTTCTCTTCGCTTTGAAGGTGAGCTACAGTCTCTACGACTTCGTAAACATCAGGATACTCTTTCTTAAATTGTTCTAACTCGTCTGCAGACTTTGGAGCTTTATACTCTTGTCTGTTTCGAGCAGCTTCATCAAGAAGTTCTTGCTCACGACTTTTAAACTCGTTAAGCTTGCGATCATAATGAGATTTTAAATCATCATAACGCTTTTTGTAATCAGGCTTTTTATAAGGTTGATCTTTAGAAGCTTTCACTTCTTCAGTATCTTCCTCAAGATCACGAGGGTCTATTTCTATCTTAGTACTCTGATTGTTCTTCGGAGTACTTTGAGTAAAAAACAAACCATCATTTGCTGATACAAATTTAGTATCGTCTTCTGTATGCCAAGATTTATTCATATTGTAAGGATTGGCATTTTCCTCTTGTTGTATTTCAGTAGTCATATTCTCTCCTACTCAGGGCTTCATTAACAAGGTAGCTGCTTGTGCACTTGCAGGGCTTGTCTTGTAAAGGTAGCCTTTCGGTTAATAAAATGATAAGGTGCTTATGACAAAGGTAGCCTTATCGCTTAATTAGCTTCTGACGTAAGGACGAGTTGAAAGCATAGACTTTTTGAGTTCTTCATCAACTAAGTCAGATTGCTCTTGCATTCCTGCTTGAGCTCCAACAGTTTCTTTAGTAACTCTAATGTCTTGTCGTGGTGCTTGTTCTGCAACAGGCATTGTGACTGTTTCTTCCTCTTCCACATTTCCACCATTAGCCATTGTTTGTCTTCCATCTGCTCTAGCTTCTGCATCTTTCATCATACGCATCAATTCAGATTCGCCGATTTCTTCAGTTGCTTTTGCAGTAAAGACAAATTCGCCATCCGATAACCTTGCAGGTATCGAATCGGACACTCCAGAACCCGGACCTTCAACAGGACCTGATCCCGAAAACTCTGAAGCAACTTCGATAACTTTGTCAAATACTTCACTAAGTCTATCGTTGCTTCGTAATTCATTCATTAAAAAATCTTG